CCTAAGAAATGAAAGTAACAGAAATGTTGTCCCTACTCTCGGCGTTTGATGAAGTCTACGCGTCGAGTTTTCTAACCGAAAAGGAAAAGGCAGTCATTGGTACCGAGGTTCTCCTTCGGCTCCCCCATGAAGGCCTCTACCCGTCTGCTGACGCCACCTTGAAAGCGATTCAACGCTCGATTGGTGAACGTGTAACCCAACTGGAGGGAACTCTTGGAGCAGCAACAGAAAAAGCCACGAGCAAACCGACCAAAGGGAACACCAAAGTCAAAGACGCCGGGGTTCGCGGAGTTAGCTAAGACACCCGAGGGACGTGCTCAGATGGCCGAATGGCGCAAGTTAGCCATAGGTAAGGGCGGCCGTCCCAAGGGAGCCACTGATGGCTTCTCTGCATATCGTCGACAGAAAATGATTGCCAAGGCTGCGGCTGAGGCGAAGGTAATTGTGAAAGCTATGGAAGACAAAGGAATCGTGATCCCGAAGGATGCAGCGGCTCGGGAAGCATTTGAAACCGTGGTCACCGAAATGCGCCGCAAGGATCTTCTGCCCAAGGACAAACTTGCGTTCGCACGCACGGTCCTTGAGTGGTCGATGGCCAAGCCCGCAGCGGAGACCAACGTGACCGTTAAGAAGGCTGAGGATTTCCTCAGTGAAATCGCAGGAGATTTGGATAAGTGACAGAACCGTTGTGGTGGCTAACCAAGGACGGCGATAAGACCTGCCTTGCTATGTATGAGCGCCACTACTCGGCCTATCACAGTGAAGGTAAGAAGAAGCGGAAACTCTTCATCGGCCCTGGGGAGAAAGTAGTCCTCAGGACCGAGAAGGGTGACGCATGTTTCGCCTGGAGAAAATTCATAGATGACAGTGGACAACAAGGCATCAACTGCGCTGTCTTCCGTAACGAAAGCCCGCACCTTAGCAGCGAACTCATACGCCAAGCGGACGCAATTGCTGACTGCCTCTGGCCTAATAGCAGGCATTACACCTACGTCCATCCGGACAGCGTTGCCTCAAGGAACCCTGGATTCTGCTTCATCAAAGCAGGATGGTCCCGCTGCGGCAAAACGAAGAAGGGCCTTCTAATATTGGAGAGAGTGATAAGTGAGTGATCAAAGAGCGGTCCGCAAAAGGCTCTATGAGGATTTCGAGTTCTACGCGCGACACGCTCTGAAGATCCGAACGAAAGAGGGGACCATCGCGCCCCTCGTCCTCAATGCAGCACAAAAGATTTTCATGAAGACGGTCATCGACCAACTTCAGACAACCGGCAAAGTGCGTGTAGTGGTTCTTAAGGGGCGGCAGCAAGGTCTCTCAACGATCATCGAAGGCATCCTCTACTGGTGGACAAGCCAACATAAGGCCGTCAAATCACTGGTCATGACCCATCAGGGAGAAAGCACCAAGGCTCTCTTTGAGATGTGTCGTAGATACCATGAGTCTTGTCCTGAGATTCTAAAACCCCACACTAAGTACTCATCCCGCAAGGAGTTGAGTTTTGACCTGCTTGATAGCTCCTACATGGTGGCTACCGCAGGTGGCGAGGGTGTTGGCCGTGGCGAGACGCTACAGCTTGCACACCTTTCCGAAGCAGCCTTTTACCCGCCAGCAACAGCCAGAGACAACATCAACGGCCTCATGCAAGCGATCCCCAATGCTAAGGGAACCTTTGTATTCATTGAGTCAACCGCGAATGGCATTGGAAACCCTTTTCATGAGATATGGACCAACGCGGTAAATGGCACCAACGAATACGAAGCGGTGTTCATACCCTGGTTCGTGCAACTTGAGTACCGCATGCCGGTACCCGAGGGATTCGAAAGGACCCCAGAGGAAGACGCGTTAGTCAAGAAGTACGCCTTGGATGACGAGCAACTGATGTTTCGCCGTAGGAAGATAGCCCTCAACGGCATTGAACTCTTCAACCAAGAGTACCCCTGCCACGCCGACGAAGCTTTCCTGACCTCCGGGCGCCCTGTGTTTCATCCTCAGCAGCTTCAGAGTCTTATCGAACAGGCTCCGGATATTGTGTCCAGGTTGGAACTGATCAATGAGGACTTCGAGGAACAGCCTCGGGGTTCCTTGATTCTCTACCACCATGTGGATCCAGGAGAAACCTACTACATAGGCGCTGACGTGGCTATGGGGGTACGCGGAGGGGACTGGTCTGTAGCTCAGATCCTAGACTCCAAGAAGAGGCAGGTGGGGGTCTATAGGTCCCAAGTACATCCTGACTACTTCGCTACGGTCCTTGAGAAGCTTGGGTACTTCTTCAACACAGCAAAGATAGCGGTAGAAAATAATAACCACGGGATCTTGACCGCGACCCGGCTAGGAAAGGACCTCGCGTACCCTGCGATGTACTTTGAAACCGCTGTCGATAAACAGACTGAGCAGGAAACCATCACGTACGGTTTCAGGACGACGGTAAAGACTAAGCCCCTCATCATTGATAAGTTGCGGGCGGCCTTCCGTGAGAAAGAGGTCACAGTGAATGACAAGCTCACCTTAAGAGAGTGTCAGACCTATGTGGTCACTGACGATGGAAAGATGGAGGCAGAGGCGGGATGCTTTGACGACTGCGTTATGAGCCTAGCCATTGCTAACTTTATTCACGAAGGCCACTACGTCCCTATAACGGTTACGGATGACTTCTACTTTGAGATGATCTAATTTTGAAACAGCGTAAGTATGGGGATACCCGCGACGATGGCTTTCGGTTTCTGAAGTACGCGAAAGGGAACAAACTCGACGGGTCCGCAAGGGAGCAATGGGTCAGTCCCGCTGCTTGGATGCGGACCCGTGTGGACACCGCTTGGCGCAACGCTAAGAAGAGGGCATTAGATGCCTCGGTTCCCTTCGATATTGACGTGGACTACCTCCTATCCGTGTACCCCTCAGACGGGTTATGCCCCATCCTTAAGATCCCAATGATATTTGGCGGCGAAGAGCGGGCGAACAGCCCCTCAGTTGACAGGTATGTTCCGGAGAAAGGCTACACACGCGGAAACCTGTGTTGGATATGCACCAAGGCCAACATCATCAAACAAGACATCACAGACCCCGAGGTCTTCTTAGCTGTCGCAAAGTACGTTAGCGGCTGCACAACACAACACACGAGTAACCTAAACAATGGCTAAAGCTGACAAGTTCAAGCCGGTATCGAAGGAAGAGTTGGCAGTCCTTGTCGAGCGCCAGATTAAAACCTCGTCCGTCTATTACGACTCCAAGCTCTCTGACGAACGCCAGAACGTGCTTGATTATTACCAGGGGACTAAGCCTGCGCCCTCGCATGCCGGTAACTCGAAGTACGTTTCGATGGATGTCTTCGATTCCGTGGAGTCCCTCAAGGCTGTCCTGCTCGAGACCTTCTCCGCAGGTAACAAGATCGCCTCCTTCGATCCGCAGACGGCTAATGATGTCGATGCGATGAAGATTGCGACTGAGTACGCAGACTACGTTGTCCATCGCCAGAATGACTCCTACAACATCTTCTCCCAACTGATCCACGATGGTCTTATCGCCCGCGTAGGGATCGTTAAGATCTACTGGGAAGAGTGTGAAGAGGAAGCGGAAGAGACGTTCGAAGATATCCCTATCGAACAGGCGGACCTCCTCGCGGAGCAGCCTGACGTAGTTAAGATCGAGATCGAGCACGACGAAGAGACAGGCCTCTGTGAAGGCACGCTCACCCGGAAGGTTGATCGCTCGCAGGTCAAGATCGTCAATATCCCTCCCGAAGAGTTCCTGATCACCTCTACGGCCTCCTCGATTGAGGACGCTGAGTTCGTATCCCATAGAACCCGTAAGACCAAGTCGGACCTCAAGAAAGCAGGCTACGACCCGAAGAAGATCGCTGAGATTAGCGGTGAAGGTTCGGACGATACCCTGAACATGGACCCCGAGAAGATCACGCGGTTCCAAGACATCGGTGCGTCCTTGCTCGACGAGAGTGACTCAGAGTTGCAAGAGGCTTCCGAGGGTGTCCTGGTTCACGAGAGCTACCTATACCTCGACATGAACGGTACGGGCATCACGAAGCTCTGGAAGGTCACCTCGGCTGGTTCGGTGATCCTCGACAAGGAACAGGTAGAGAAGAAGCCGTTCCTGCACTTCTGTCCGACTCCGGTTCCCCATGCATTCTATGGTTCGAACTATGCGGCCCGAGTGATCCCAACGCAGAACGCGCGGACTGTACTGACTCGGGGCATTCTGGATCATACGGTCATCACCAATAACCCCCGCATGATGGTGGTTAAGGGCGCCCTGACGAACCCCAAGGAACTCCTAGAGAACCGCATTGGTGGTCTGGTCAACGTTACCCGCCCTGATGGCCTGATCCCGCTCCCGCAGCCCGGGCTGAACCCCTTCGTATTCCAGACGCTCCAGCTTCTCGATGAGGAGAAGGAAGAGGTCACTGGTGTCTCGAAGCTGTCCCAAGGGCTCAATAAGGACGCCCTGTCGAAGCAGAACGCACAGGGAATGGTCGAAGGTCTCGTGTCCCTCTCGCAGCAACGCGAGAAGATCATGGCCCGTAACTTCGCCAACCAGTTCATCAAGCCTCTGTACCTCGAGGTCTACCGTCTGGTCATCCAGAACGAGAAGCAACAGAAGGTGATCCGTGTCGCTGGCAACTTCGTCCCTGTCTCTGTTGAGGAGTGGACCGAGGAAGTCACTTGCACAATCGAGCTTCACCTTGGGGCCAATGAGCAGCAGAAGGAAGCCCAGAAGATCCTAGGTATCGGTCAGGTCCTCGGACAGGATCCGAACAATGCTCGCATGTTTGGTGAACAGAACCGATACAACCTCGCACGGATGTACATCGAGAAGATGGGTATCAAGCAGGTCGAACTGGTCCTCACGGATCCGAAGACCCTCCCGGCACCTCAGCCTGATCCGATAAAGATGAAGGAATTGGAGATCGAGGAACGCAAGGTCGCTGTGCAAGAAAGTGTTGCTCAGACTTCGCAGTCCAAGGTCCAAGGTCACATCAGTATCGAGCAGGTTCAATCCGACATCGACCGCCTCAAGGTTCAACTCGAGAATGTCCGCAAGCAACGCGAGCTTGACATCAAGGAATACGAAGTCACGTCCAAGGCTGCTATCGCTGTTGAAGAGATGGCACAGGCTAAGGAAATGGCTGCGGCTGATCCTGCGTCTGCCAAGGCAATCGTCTCCCCTAACTAATCCCCAATGAGCGAAGAACTCACGCTCAAACGTGGCACAGCCGCTGAGGTGCTTCTGGAAACAGAGGCCTTCACGGTCGCCATCAACGAGCTATACAACGAACAACTCAACGTGATGACGATGAGTGCTCCGGAAGACAAGGAGAAGCGAGAGATTGCTTACTTCCAGATCCGAGCACTACAGAGCATCACCGCAGAACTCACTGACTGGGTCTACCAAAAGAACCAGTTACTTAAACCCACTGAAGAGTAAAACCCAATATGACCACGACTACCCAATCGGGCGTCGACAGCAACACCGCTGCCGCCCTCAATTACACCGAAGGCGACGCAGCAGAAGCCTTCTTGTCTCGATGGAGCGAAGAGGACCCTGAAGAGGTATCCGAAAGCCCTGAGGAAGACGAAGTCGAAACCGATGATGAGACGGTCGAGACTGAAGCTGAAGAAGACCAAGAAACCGAAGAAGATAACGAAACGGACCCTGAAGAAACGGACTCCGAGTCGGACGATGAAGATCAAGAAGAAGATGCCCCCGAGGAAACCAAAGATACCTCGGATGACGTCAAGGTCAAGATCAAAGTTGGCGACAAGGAGCACGAGGTATCCGTCAAGGATCTGAAGCGACTCTACGGTCAGGAAGCAGCACTGACGACGAAGTCCCAAGCAGTAGCAGCAGAGCGTAAGCAGGTCGAAGAGAACGGTAAGAAGCTGGCGGCCCAGATGCAACGAGTCTATGAAAAGGCCGCTGCTCGTTGGGAGCCGTACTCGAAGATTGACATGCTCGTGGCAAGCAAGCAGTTGGATGGCGATCAGTTCGCTGCCCTTCGTGCTGAGGCCCAAGCTGCCTATGAAGACTTTCAGTTCATCTCTCAGGAAGCTGACACGTTCGTGAAGGATGCGAATGCGCAGCGCCAAACCTTCCTCCAGACCCAGGCCAAAGAGGCCGTCAAGGTACTGAAGGAAAAGATCCCCGGCTGGAACCAAGCCACATACAACTCCGTGCGTGAATACGCGATCTCCCAAGGTCTCCCGGAGGCGATGATCAATGAGTTGGTGGACCCTGTGGCAATCCAATTGATCCACAAGGCCATGAACCACGATAAGGCTAAGGCCGTTGTCACGAAGAAGAAAGTTGTGACTCCGAAGAAGGTCCTCAAGACCACCAAGACTACCTCAGGTCGAGATGTCCAGGTCAACAAGGCCGCAGCCCAGATGAAGCGATTGAAAGCTTCGGGCACTACGGATGACGCAGCGGAAGCCTTCTTGGCACGTTGGGCGCAGGACTAATCTCTCTCTCTCCATTTAGGAACATAACACCATGAGCAATACCGCATTCAAGACGTACGATCAGGTTGGCAAGAAGGAAGACATCAGCGACGTGATCTCGAATATCAGCCCGACGCTGACCCCGTTCACCACGCTGGTCAAGAACGACAAGGCTTCGAACACGCTGTATCAATGGCAGGAAGATGCACTGGCAACGGTGTCGTCGAGCGCAGTGCTTGAAGGTGCTGATGCTGCTGATAGCACGCTTGCTGCAACCCAAATGCGTGCCAACACGACCCAGATCTTCCAGAAGACTGTGAAGGTGTCGAACACGGCTGACACGGTGTCGACGTATGGTCGTGCTAAGGAATTGGCATACCAACTCGGTAAGAAGTCGGCAGAAGCCAAGCGTGACCTCGAGTACGCCTATGTTGGTCTCGCGACGACCGCAGTGGTTGGCTCGGAAGCTGTTGCTCGTAAGTTCGGTAGCGTCTGGGGTACGGACGTGAACGGTGCAAAGCTGATCAACGCAGCGAACACGATTGACCACACGGCAACCCCGGCTGCCCTGGTTGAAGCGGACATCCTCTCGGCTAACCAGAAGCTGTATGAGAACGGTGGCGAAGCTAAGTTCCTCATGATCAAGCCTGCTGACTCGCTGATCGTTGCTGGCTTCTCGGCTGCTGCTGGTCGTCTGCGCGACTTCGGTGCTGATAAGGCCATCGTCAACGTGGTGGACCTGTACGTGTCGCCGTTCGGTGAGCAGAA